TCTCTATCGCCTATCTTTATGTTTGGAACAGGTTGGTTAGCTATTGCGTTATTGATTGAGCTTACTGCTTGGTAAATCGCATTAACTACATCTTGGTTTGCTACTGCCAAACTACCCGCAAGTTGGTCGCTATTATAGACTGCTGTGCGACCGCCTACATTTCCGACAAACTCTGGATCTCCCGTTTCGCCAGCTAGGAAGATTGAGCCTTGCTCTGGATAGCCCCCATCAGCAAAGGCAGCTAATCCAGCCAAGCTTGCGCCACCAGTAAATGGGGCTAATGCAACCGCGCCTACCGCGAGTGCGGTTAGAGCGACTGTGGTTACAATGGTTTTCTTGTTTTCGCTAAACCATCCAGAAACCTTTTCGCCAGTTGCTTTGAAGAAACTACAAAAGTTTTCCCACGCTGTTTTCAAGCCCTCAACTACGTTGTCTATAAACGCGCTCATTGTCGCTCCAATATTGGCAACTATGTTAGTTCCCCATTCTGCAATCGATTGAGCTGTGCTATTTACAAACGCTACTACATTGCTTGCAGCATTAGATAGCCCTTTATAGACGCTATCCGCGATGTTTCTTGCGCCAATAAGAACATTCCCCGCTGTATTTAACGCCCAGTTCTTAATATCTTCAGCAGTTGTGCTTACCCAAGTCTTAATATTAGCAGCAGCGTTACTCGTTGCTTCCCCAATATTCGTAAACTGTTCGCCTAGCGCATCGCAGAAGTCCTTAATTTGTTGTATTGCAGTTTCGGTTTCAACACTTATTGCTATTTTTGGAGCAACATAACTGCCAGTTTCTTCGTCAATGTATGCTTGTATTGCATCAAGCCCAGAATAAACTGCCCCAGCATTAATTCCCAAGTCAAACATATTTGTAGATTTTTGAGTTGCAAGTTGTTCTTTTAAGTCGAACACCTTGTATGTGGCTAGATCTACCGCAGTTGCGAAGTCCTCGGTCTGCTTTTTCAAGTCAACAAAGATGTTCTTAAAAGCCCCATCCTCAAACTTCTTCTCCTTGAACATACTTCCAATTGCGGAGGTATCTGAAGTATCTCCATTCAGTTTGTTAAGCTCATCAAACCCTAGCAGTGTGCGCTTGTATTTGTTCGCAGCATCGTTAGCATCATTTGTGTTAGTGTAAACTGCTGCTAAATACGATGTTTCTCCTTTTAATAAAGCGTTTAACGCGCTAATTCCATTGCATACTTTGGTAATTACCCAGCTTACAGCTTGGATAAGCGGGATAATCACATATTGAATAATTGGAGCTAGCGCAACAGCAAGTGAGTTTTTAAGCATTGATAAGCTATCTCGCAAATTATCCATACTTTTGGCAAACTTGCCATCGTTTAATCTGCTCCAAGCTTCCAGGTTAGATATGCCATCTTTAATTGCACTTACAACAGACTTTATTGCTGTTCTAATAAGACGATAAAAAGCAATCCTTTTTAGGCTTTCAAACAACTTGTTTACGCTCTTTTCACTCTTTTGGCTTTCGCTTTTAATCTTGTTAAGAGCTTGTGCAGTTCTATTGATAGATTGCTGAGGGTTACCCTCTGTTCTATACGAAAGCACAATCTCTAAATCTGCAACTGTTACAGCACTATTTGCCATATCATTTATCCTCATTACCCCACTTCTTGCCTACTTGGACGAATTGCTCCATCCACAGTTTGGCTTGTAGGGTTTCTTTTTCTTCTTTAACTTCTTTTTCTTCTTCGGTTAATTGAGTGTTGTAAGGTCGGTCTGGGTAACTCATTTTCTCCCCTTTGCTACCTACGAGTGCCATACAAGCTGTATTGTTCACTGCAACCGCAACAGCATCACATATATACATTCCTTGTAACCACGCTTGCTCGTCAAACCGTTTTTGCCTTTGTCTTTCAGCTTCTAAATAATCAAAGGCTGAAAATATATCTCCGTTCCAATACTCATCTCGGCTCATTCCCATTGACATAAGTATCGGACATTCTCTTTCGAATCTCTCTCTTGCACTTAGCGGAAGTGAAGTTACATCTCCACTTCCGTTTGTGCGTTTTTTACTTCTTCATCATCGATTGTGTCTAAATCAATCAATGCAGTTGAACAAGCAATATCATAGAGTTCAACAAGGCGAGTTATTACCTTGACTGGCAATCCGTTAGGGAAAAGCTTTTCTCTGATCTTATCAACCTTTTCTTTTGAAATCCCGATATGGTTCTTGCGCATTGCGTAGAAAAATAAATCTGGGATAACAAGATTTGGCTTGACATCAATTTCGTTTGGATTAAATCCCTTTTGCTGTGCAAATACTGCGCTAGCTCTTGAAAATTGGAGGGTGTATTCTTCCCCTGTTGGCTTATATGTGAGCTTGATATAATCTGGCTCATCAGTTGTGTTCTTAACGATAATTTCGCTCATTGTCTTACTCCTACTCTTTCTTTAATCTTTCTCTTGCTCTGCTTTGCGCTAAAGTTTTGTACCAAGTTCTGGTGCGCTCTTTGGTGCGATATAAAGTGTTGTTTCGAGTGCTGCGTTTACTGCTGCTTCGCCCATTCCAATTGCGAATGGTTCACCCTTAAACCAAGTTGCTTGTGTAAGTTTTGGGTGTTTAACCTCAAACCAACAAGCTGATGTTGCTGACATTCCAGCGATTGCACTTGCAAGTGTTGTGTTCCAAACTGTAACGAGTTCATCTGTAAGGTTTGCAGTAAACTCTAATACTCCGCCTAAATCTTTCAGCCCGCCTGTGTAAAGCACGTTATCTTCCTCATTAAGAGGTGTGATGTCAATGCTTTGTGGCGCTGGATTAAGATTTGGCACTGTCTTTACTTCTGGGATTGTGATTGCACTTCCAGTTGTAGGAATGGAGCTTGCGGCTGCAATAATGTAGCTCAAAGTCATTCCTGCTGTTGACATTCCTTTGCTTGCCATTTTTTCTATCTCCTTAATTGTTATAAACTAAAAATTGGTTAGCCGATGTACCCCCGCCTATTGATGCCTCATAGCGAGCGGTTAATCGGTATATTGTTGCATCGTTTAAGTTAGGCACTGGGGAATACATTGTCCTAGTAAAGCCATACTCCGACATCTTTGTGTCGACAGTAGCCATAATTGACTTCGCCTCTTTCTTCTTTGTTCCCTCTTTGTTTGAATAGACATTGACTTCAAACATTATTTTTGTAATGTTCTCAATTCCGCTTGTTGAACGGAAAGCCTTATCAACTGCGCTTTCTTTCATTTCGATAGTCGCGCAAGGGAAAGAATCTGGGATAGCGACATATTCGCCCTTAACAAAAATCCCAGTGTGTGCGGAACGGAGGGCTTTTGCTAATGTGTCGTATACTAAATTCTCAATATCTATCATTTCTTAAAAACCTCTTTGAAACATTCCTTTGCATACTCTGGGAGTTTGTCTACTAACTTTTCGTATGTGTGATACATAAACATATTTTGTGGAATACCTTTGGTGTGAACGTAATACCCACCATTCTTTGCTCTTGTGTAGCTGCTGTGGTTAGGCTGGGTGTCGGAATAGTACCACCATCCTTGTGTATACTTTCCTCTTCCTTTGCCATAACCTCCGTGAGGGTATATAGGCACTTCACTATCGACAACTTCTGGATGTGTATTGCCAGAGTTACGAATAACTCCAGTACCGAACTCAACCCAAATTGCGTTGCCGCCAGCAAGGATAATTGCTTGCTTACCCTTCCGCAATGCGGATATAGACGCAAGCGTTGTGCCAGTGTCTATATGTCCCAAGTAGTTAATCGCATAACTCTCGCCCTCAGACGCAAGTACATCTAGCAAAGAGGAAACGCAACTCTCAACATTCAACTTAATTTGAGTGAGGATAGCTTTTAGCTCTTCCGCCCCATTTACCTTAATGCTGAAACTAGGCATTTACTTTTACCTCATTAATTGCATAAGTGATGGAGTTAATCGACTTTGCTACACTAACTACGATGTAGTTGTGTGGCACTTTGCCCCAGTTCCCACTTACCCAAGCTCCCGATGTAACAGCCTTACAACGATAAATTGTTCCACTGTAAATACATAGGTCGCCTACTTGGTATGAATGGGTCGTATCGTAGGTGTTTAAAACCCCAAAACCAACCCATAGAATAGAGTTCTCATCTATTGTGCAAGATATATCATTAGTTACGATTGTCTTGCTGTAATTGGCGTTTTGCCCGAATTGCTCTACATCGTATGTTCCACGTGAAGCGCTCACGTTGAGTAGCTTTTGTGCTACATTCGAGTAAGTCTTGGCATATTCGCCATCTTCGTAGCCATCGTCATCAGTAACTGCTGACATCCCTATATAGTTCTTGTAATAAACAAGTTGTTTGTTTCTGTCTAAACTTCTCATTTACACACCTACTACTTGCATTATCTCTTTGAGTAAGTCCTCATCATTGGTGCTACCATAACTTCTGCTGATACCATTCTCGCTGTGAGAGGTTTCGCCCTCTGCGCCTCGCCTTAATATGTATCTACTTGCAAGTTCGCACTGCAAGTATTCGTATTGTGGTGGGATAGTTATTGTAGAAGCCCAATTACCAAATGGGTACATCCTGTTTAGTATCGCATTTTCAGCTTTTGTAAGATAAACTCCAATGAGTGTTGCATCACTGCTTTCAGGTACATCGCCTATCAGCGTTTGCACTACTGTCGTTTTGTTTATTGCCATTTTCGTTTACCTCTCTCAAAAACTTATTTACTCGCCTTTTTAGAAGTTTTCTTTGTAGCCTTTGGATTTTCCTTGACTTCGCTTTCGGCAATCTGTTCAGCGACTTCTTCCTTGATTACTTTTTCTTCTTCTAAAACTGGCGGTTTAACTTCTTCATTAGGCTTGGCAGGAGCTATTGCCCCTACCAAATGCCTATGTAATAACATTCCCATTATTCAGCGGACTTTGTTGCAATTCTGATTGCCTTTGAAGCATCGTAGAGGTAAGCAACGAAGTGCTTGGAGCCTGTGATTACAGTTGTGAACTTAAGAATATCTCTATCGAACTCAACTGCTGTTCCGCGCTTCATGTAAAGTCTTAATGCACCTGGCTTAACAATGTAGATGTCCTTGTTTGTCTTAACTCTGTTAGAAACGATAACTTGGCATCCCTGATATTCGCCTACGATACCCTTTACAGCGATGTTAGCTGCAACTTCAGAAGCTGGCACCCAAGAGCTGTTGTTTGCTCTCATCTCTGTGTAAACTGCTGGGCTTACTACAGCAACCTTAACTCCGTTAATGTCTTCGCCAAACTTTTCAAGAGCAGATGTGATGTCTGTTGCTGCTGGTGCAACTGTGGATGCTGATGTTTCGTAAAGCATATCGCCTGTGATTGCGTGGAGGCAATCTGCGAGCTTGTAGTCCTGTGCATCTGCGATAGCAAGTGCAATCTGGTTAGCAGCTTCGCCTACTGGGTCGCCAAGACCTGAAAGAACTGCTTCATCTGTGAGTTCAACACCCTGAGCTACCTTGTATACTGTTGCGGATACTGTAGAAGCGATAAGTGTTGCCACTGAAAGGCTTGATGCTTCACCAAGCGTTACTGCGCTGCCAACATAGTTCCAAGATGGCACTGTTACTGTATTACCAGCTCTGCCCTCGAGTGTGTTGTCGATTGTTGCGAGTGGTGCAAATACCATATTGTCTACGAGCTTCTTTTCAATGAAATCAGCCATTACTTGTGGGTTCACAAGATTTGATAAAAGTGTTGTTGCCATTTTTCTTTCTCCTTATGAAAAATTACTTTGCTAATTCGGCATATAGTTGTGGGTTGCTTTCTTGCAGAGCCTCCATCTCTCTATATGTCATATTCTTAAACTGCTCTGCGGTAACTTCCGCTTTTGTGCCATTACCGCTTGCAGGCGGTTGACTTGTGTTTTCTATGGCCTTTGCAGTCATTTCCTTATCGTGTGCTACAAGGAACTGCTTATCTATGTCGGCAAGTGCGTTGAAGTCGTTGTCAAACATTGCGGTTGCTCTCTTGGTCGCAAGTTCTTCGCTATATCCAAGAGCGAGTGCGCTTGTCTTGTATTCGGCAATTCTTGATTGCTTCTTGTAGGTTTCAAGTTCAGCTTTCATTTCCTCAAACTTTGCGTTGCGGTCTGCCTCCGCTTGTTCATCGGCACTCATCTTGTCACGGAGTTGCCTTTTGAAGTCTGCTGCTTCGGAGCTTGCTTTATCAGTAGCTCTCTTTTGTTTATCAAGCGCATCCTTTGCCGCTGAAAGCTCTTCGGAGTTGTCGTCAAACTCATATCCTAGAAGTGCTTTTAACTTGTCATCTGCTGACATTTCGTTAAAGCCTTTGATTTTAGAAATGTCTATCTTTCTTACTGCCATATTCAATTTCTCCTGCGTTTTTATAAGGGTTGTTCTCTCAACCACTGTTGTCATTTGTCCGTTGTTTTCGGTGTGCGTTTTTAAGGTGCTTCTCTGCACTATCTAAATGCTTGTGCATTTATATCGTTTGTAATACTCAACATTCGCTACCTTGTTGTCCCACCATTCGCGTATGCCAGCATAGTGAATGATTTTTGGCGTTACAATGAATGGCCTTGTTGAGTAGCTGTTGTATGCGACACTCATTTCGAGTTTTCTTCCCTTAAATGCGATGTTCATTGCATCTTGGTCGGGATATAACAGCCTTGTTTTTGTGTTAAGTAGCTTGAAACATTCGCTATCTAGTTCGTTTTGGCGAATAATATCAAG